GTGGTAAACGGCACCTCCATTTCTTGCTCGTAACCACAATCTCCGCACTCAAAATGTTGGGCAAGGTCAACACTTGGCATTGCGTCTTGATAAGCGAATCTCAAGTGACGAGAATCAATCGCTGGCATATTCTGAATAAAGTTTGCAATGGTTCCTTGATTTGTTTCACCATTAACCGAGACAACATAGAGCATCATCTGGTCTGTCAAACTCATTTCTGGAAGTTTGTTCTTTTGTCTCATACTGTTTGTTTTCAAGATTGTCTTTTCATCTTTCCCAGAAAGAGGACGAACTTCAACATTTACTCCAGTTTTTGGGAGACTTACAAGGAAGGTTCCGTTTTCTGTCTGTTGTGCGAAGGTTGTATCAGATCCTCTTTCATAAGACTCTTCTAAGGCTTCTTCTAAGTCAAAAGTATGATCTGACACAGAACCACAAGAAGGGCAAGGAATTTTTGTGTTATAGTCTGCTCCATAACCTGAAATCCTTGTTGCGATTAGAATAGCGTTTTTATCCCCGATTAGAAGATCGTCAACATTAATGGACTTGTCAACAATAACGCTTTGAAGCAGCCTATCCAAAACAACACCCTTTTTAATCAAAGAACGATTAACAAGAATATCTTCATCTTTTGCTGTCATATATCTGATTTCTACAGTTTCAAGATTGTGTAAAGGATGACCTTCTGGATAAAACTGACCCTTAGAAGGCAACTCCACCATTTCTGTTGGTGTTGCAAAATCTAAAGGGTTTGTTTGGGTTGCGGTTGCGCCAGTTGAAGTGTCTGGCTCTGCGGATCCGAAACGATCCTGATTATTTCTGGTGCTCATTAAAACCTCATTGAGTTAAGTTTTGTATGCATTATATGATAAGATTTATGATTTGTAAAGTATTTTATTAGTTGCCCGGACGATATTGAGAAACGGATGCAGCAAGTGCCGGATCTTCAATTGATCCTTGGGTTGCTTCATATTTGACAAAATCGTAACGCATTTCAACTGTGATGTTCATCAAATCTTCTGAACCATAGTCAAAATCGCCCATTTCAACATTTTTGACCCAAGCATTAATCAAAGTGAACTTTTCAATATCTTTTCCTTGGTCGTCAAGTGTAACGATTTCTGGAGTTTGAAGAGCATTGATTGCCTCTGCTTTTGAAATAGTCTCAAGATTATTTACTGCTGGGAGTCTATAACCACTTTGTGAAAGAAGAGCCAAGGCGTAACCTGTTGCGTTTGGAGTAATAGGATCAACCATTGTAAAGGAAACAGTATTGTATTCAACCCTTCCCGGATAGTAGAAAGTATGGTTTAAATACTGATGTTGTGTTTCAGATACTGTCAAAGAAGGTCTGTTGACCTTTGTAATGACCCACTGATCAATCCCTCTTAATCTGAGAACGAATCTATATGCTCTTTTTGGTTGTGGAGCGTTAGCCCAAAATTTCTTATCTGCCATCGTTTTAGGTTTCCTTTGTAATAGTTTCCTTTATAGTAAATAGTTAGTTCCTATTTTTTAATCTTCAAATCCTGCGCCAAAGTTTGTGATTACGAAATCGATTGCGAAGAACTCAACAGCCTTGGTTGGCTTCAAGAAGATCTTTGCGTAAATCGTATTTCTATCAATCATCTCTGCCGTTGTTGTTGTATCATCAAGGATAACACGGAAAGCATCCAATCCATAGTTGTTCTTAATGTTATCCAAGAAAGGATTAACTTGACCAGTAAATCTTGCCCAAGTTGCCTCTACGTTAGGCTCAAACAACAAGTTTGCTGCGATTCTTGAGATTTCTTTCTTTACATAAATCATCAATCTTCTTACGTTGATTCTATCCAATGCCGATGGAGTAACCTGAAGAGTCTTTTGACCGAAGATTACAATTCCTTCGCTTGGGAAAGAAGCAATAGGGTTGACGTTTCTTTCATACAAGAAGTCTCTTTCTTTAGAAGTAAGTCTGCTTCTTACGTTAGTTACTGGAAGACCAGCCGCACCGTCAGTCAAGCCACCTCTGTTGAAACCAGCAGGGGCAAACCAGAGAGCAGATTGCTTCTCAGAGTAAGACATTGCTCCAAGTGCTGCGATTGAAGGTGGTGCCCAGATTCCACGACCGCTGACTGTATCAGAGATGCGAACCCAAGGATAGTATGTTGCGCCATAACTTGAGTTAAGGTTACGAAGTTCCATATTTTGTCCAACTTCAGCAACGTGTTGTGATACGCCGCCCAGACCTGTTCCAGCGGTGATTCTCAATTCTTCACTGTCGAAGTTTTCAGAAGAAGGTAAGTATCCGCCTTTTGGGTCCATAAGCATCAAAGCATCACCTCTTGCTTCACAAATGCGAAGACCGTGAGTTGTCAAACCTTGGTTAACGACACCCGGAACAGCCAAGATGTTTCCTTCAATGAACTCTGGATCAGCAAACATATCGATTGCTTTCTTTACAGTGTAGAACATAGCCTGTCCTTCTTCTGTTGAAGCATCTGGGAGTGCTCTTGTTTGGTTAAAAGGCTCTTCTTCGGTAATGTCAAATCCGTTAAATCCACCGAACATTGGTGAAGTAAATCTATCGTATCCTCTGTCAATAATACCTTTGTAAGAACCAGATCTCGCAGTAACTGAATCTCCTTGCGCTCTTGATCCAGAGCGATAGAATACAGTATTCTTTGTGTTAAACTTGAATACCAAGTCATCCAATGAGAAGTACCAAGAAGTCTTGGTGTTATTCGCAGATGGAACAAAAGTTCCTCCGTTTGCAAGTGGGTATACCAAATCAACCATACTTGGTTCATATACAGTTGATCCGCTTGATCTTGTGTATTGAGCACCGAAGTATGCTTCAGTTGGATCGGAAAGATCTCCATCAGAAGAACTTACACGAAGTGGAACTGTTGGATGTTTAACAGATCCAGTGAACTGAGCAACTCTATCTTCAGAGATTGCTATAGCAGCGGCTGAAATGATTCCAAAAGAGTTATCTCCGACTCTTTGATCAGCATTGAAAATACCATTAGAGCCAGTTCCAGCAGTAAGAGGGCTTGTAACAGTCCCTGCTGCATTAGCAATAGAACCAGTTCCAGCAGTTGCTCCAGCATCAACAAGTGTGATATCCGAAAGGGTGATTGGTCCTTCTACACCGAAAGGAAGCAACTCTGGGTTTGTCTGTGCTGTATCAACAGCATTTGCCATCTCAACACGAACAATCTTAGATCTGTTTGGATAAGTTCCATATTCGACCAAACGTCTTTGATCTGCATTCCATTGGTAATATTTGTCACCAACTTGGGCTGCGATATAGTTTGGAGAGTTTGGATCTAAACTAAGACCAGCAAATCTTTCAACATATACTTTAGCATTGTCTGTATCTTGAGCATCTCTAATAGCCAAGGTAAATGTTCCATATGGATTATTGTCATTCTTGGAGTATTTAATATCTTCAATAGAAATCTTGAATTTTCTTTGGATTTCTTCACCAGAACTTAAACCGTGAACTTTGAACAATCTTGTAACTGTGTTCAAATTTTCTGGGTTGTATGCTGGACTGAGGTCGTTATCACCGATTGTTGCGGAACCTGCTGTATTTCTCAAGTCTTGTGAGAAAAACCATCCAGTTCTTGGTTGACGGGTAGCGAACTTAAAATCACCTCCGTTGGCAATATCTGTAGATGCTCTACCAATTCTAACGATGATACCGTAAGCATCACTGCTTGTGATTGTTTCCGCAACTGCTCTTTCATATGTTTGACCCAACCAGTAAGTTGTAGCGTTTGCGGCTGCTGAATCAACGATGCTACTATTTGTGAAGGTTGGATTCGTATTGAATACCTTACGAATATAGTTTTGTGAAGACTGATCAAAGTTAAATGCTGTTGATTTAACAACCGCACTTGTATTATCGAGAACAACTGCTCCAAATGTTTTGCTTGCTCCATTAACCAATACACAAGATGATGTTGTTGTATTTTCAAGAGTTCCGTCAATATCGCCAGCGACCGCACCACGAATGGTTCCAGACAAGGCAATAGATCCTTCTGTTGTGTAGAAAATGGCAGCAAGGGTTCCATTAACCGCTTCAATATCGCCAGAATCCCCAGCATCAGAAGCGGAGTTGAATAAGTACAAACCGTATGCTCCACCACCAACTGCCGGATCTGTATTGGCTGATTTCCAACCTGCTTTACCAGCATCAGTTCCATCATTATCTGGAGATTGATCTCCAAGGAGACGAATAAATGTAAGGGAGTTGTTGTTCTTTAACCACGCTTGAGCAGCATAAGCGGCAAAAGTAGGAGCAGTCGGAACTCCATTTCTCCATAAGTCACTTGCTTCTCCACCAGCAACTGGATTTCCAAAAATGGTTACAAACTCAGAAAAAGAATCAACTTTTACTGGCTGCATTGCCGGACCTCTACGGGAACGACCGATTACGAGAGGTCCGATTGCCTCTGGTGTCTTAGGGAGTTGTGAGTTATCAATTTCCTCAACGTGAACTCCGGGTGAAACAAACTTAAAATCTTTTGCCGACATTTTATTCTATTCTCCTTTGAAACGTCCAATATTCTTGACGAATTTATTTCTCTAATAAATAGTGTTTCTTTTTTCCAAAGTCCAAAATTATTCTCTATACTTACCATCCACTGCTGTATTTGACCTGTTTGTTATTCCATCACCACTTACAGACAAAGGATCGTCGTATACAACGTGTTCTCTTGGGATCTTTACTTCAACGGCGTTTTCTCTAATAGAGAACTTTGGTGTGTCTTGGTTATTTCCTTCTCCTATTAAGTATCCTAATACTTTTAAATCAACTTTTGTTTCAAATCTTCTTTCTTCTGTTGTCATCTCTGAAAGATTATTGTTAAGACTATAATCTCCTTGGACAAATGTCTCATAGCGATGACCTTCTCTTTCAATCATAAAACTGTTGATTGTTCCCGGTCTTGTTATAAAAGGTTGCATTAGTTCGTTCATCTGCTGCTGATACTCTGTTCTCAATGTAATTGAATAGGTAATCTCAACATAAACAATAGGCGGAATAGAAATATATTCATAGACAACTTTGCTTGTTGATTGTCTAACAAAGTTAGGTCCGACCCTGTTGTTGTATTTTTTATTAGCATCTGCATTTGCAAAGTTAGAAGTCTTGTCTTGCTTTATTCTTCTCGCAATAACAAGAGAGCCACCTTTTTCTGGTTGACTTTGTATTGGGAACTGATCTCCATAAAAGGCTCCTCTTGTGTTGAGATCTTTTACAATAGCAGTTCTTTCAATAGTGATAACAGGCAATATAATCATACCTTCGTTATCTCTATAGGTTTCGTTATTCTTAATCTGAAATGATCTCTCGGAAGAAACCCAAACAACAGGTGTTTTCTTCCATCCTGTATTTGTGGTTGAGTGAAGATCCAACTTCTCATTGACATAATCATAGATTGCATAATCAATCGTCTCAAATGTTGAAGGCGAGAAATGCAGATC